CAATGACTGGGCTTCCGCTCAGGTTATGCAAACACTTAACGATTGCTTTGGACAGACTATCTCTGTATCAATGATTACCGTTAAGGGCACAGCAGTATCAGCGGCTAACCCATCTTACCAATTCTCAATCTTGGTAAATAACCTGACCCCACTAGGTCAAGGCGGCGTGGCTGAGATTGCTACATCATCTGTAACATTTACTATAAACTCCGCAGTAACAGTGTCCCCATCGGTGGCATTCTAACTAAGGAGTAATAATGGCAAAGCTAAAGATAACAAGGGCTAATGGAGAAATATCAGAGCACAAGATAACTCCAGGTGTCGAGTACGCTTTCGAATTAAAGTACGGATCAGGAATTAGCAAAGTCCTACGTGAGCATGAACGTCAGACAGAAATATTCTGGTTGGCTTACGAATGTTTACGTAGGGCTGGTGCGCAGATACCTTTGTGGGGCACAGAGTTTATTGACACTCTCGAAACTGTAGAGGTATTAGACGAAGAAAAAAAATAATACCGCGTAATTCAATGACTTACACGATAGCCAGTCTATCGGTAGAAACAGGAATTGCGCCGCAAGAATTTATGAATATGGATACGGATATGTATACAGCCATTATACAAGTCCTAACCGACAGAGCTAAGGAGATCAGAAATGCCGGTAAACGTATCAGGCGTTAAGCAACTCCAAAAAGCTATGCGAGATGTAGAGCCATCTCTCAATAAACAAATGAGTAAAGATATCAAAGCTGTAATGCTTATTGTAAGAGATAAAGCACGAGGATATTTACCTGGTCAAAATGAGGTATTAAGTGGTTGGGGTAAAGGGACTGCATCTATTGGCACAATCAATTACAGAGCATTTCCAGCTTATGACTATACATTAGCTAAAAGCAAAGTCCAATATTCGGCAGGTCAAAATAAAAGCAATCGGTCAGGATACAGAGCTGCATTTTATGTTTACAATAATTCAGCACCAGGCGCAATTTTTGAAACAGCAGGTCGTAAAAATCAACCAAAGGGTAAAGGATCATTAAATCCTAATGCGCCTGAGCAATTTAACAGTGCTGCTGAAATGCTAACCAGCATGAAAGGTTATGGCAAACAAAGAGGCCGCGTTATTTATCGCGCTTGGGATGAAACGAAAAACAAAATTATCCCACAAGTTGTTAAAGCAATTAACATTGTGGCTATTGACTTTAACAATAAAACTCAAATAAATAAGGCAGCATAATGGCCAATTTAATTGTTAGCGCAGTTAGCACTTTTGACAATAAAGGACTTAAAAAAGGTCAAAAGGAAATTAGTGCATTTGACAAAACAGTAAAAACATTAGGCAAAACTTTTGCTGGAGTATTTGGGGCTCAAAAATTATTGCAATTTAGTAAGAGCGCTGTCAATGCGTTCATGGCTGATGAAAAAGCCGCCAAATCATTAGAGTTACAGCTTAAAAATACTGGCTTTGCATTTTCTGCTCCAGCTGTTGAATATTACATAGCAAACCTACAAAAAACTACTGGCGTATTAGATGATGAATTAAGGCCAGCATTCCAACAATTATTGACAGTTACCGGATCGGTAACTCAAAGCCAAGAAGCTTTATCCACTGCATTAAACATAAGTGCAGCTACTGGAAAATCTTTAACCGAAGTTAGTGCAGCTTTAACACGTGCGTATAGTGGTAATACGGCAGGTCTTAGCCGTCTAGGTGCAGGTATAAGCAAAACCACATTAAAAACTGGCAATATGGAATTGATTATGGCAGAACTTAATCAAAAGTTTTCTGGTCAAGCTGCAGCCAGGTTAGACACCTATGCAGGAAAAATGGATTTACTTGCCGCAGGAGCAGCAAATGCTAAAGAAACTATTGGAAAAGGATTATTAGATTCTTTATCTTTATTATCCAAAGATGATTCCATACAAGGTGCTATTGATGATATGGATGCGTTTGCAACATCTATTGCAGATGCTTCTTATGGAATGGCTTCATTATTAAAGAAGCTTGATAAGTTTACTGGATTAGATAAAGTTGAGACAAGTACTTTATTAGGTTTTGCGTTTCCCGCTGCTGGACTATTGGCAAAGTATGGAGCTAGCGAAAGAAATAAACCAAAATCCAATTTTACCTATTCGCTAGGAACAAGCGCTACTAAAGATATTGAACGATCAAATAAAATATTAAAAGAGCGAAATAAATTAGCGCAAGAAGAGTTAAACAAAATGAAGGCTAAATCAGAAGTAGATAAACTTAAAGATAAGTTTGATCTAGAACGCATTGGTTTAACTGTTGCTCTTAATGCTGCAACTGATGAAGAAACTAAATTACGCATTAAAGCTCAATTAGCCATATTAGATAATAATGAGGCTTTAGCTAAGAAGTACCTAGCAGAAATGGAAGCGGCAGAAGCTGCGAAGAAATTGGCTTTAAGCGTTGCAGATTTAGAAGCGGCCTTCAAAGCAACTATTGCTCGACTTGCCATTTATGATCCAGTGCGAAATCTAGCACCAGGACAAACTGGACCTTTCACTTCTGGCATAAGTAATGTGCCATCAACACCATTTATAGGAACTCCGTTTGGACAAGCAGGTGGCAATACTGGATCAATCAATCAAACACCAGTAAACGTCACTTTGGAATTAGCCCCTAACGCTGGAGAGTTTGGCCAGTTAATTTATAACTCATTTTTAATCAATCAAAAAAATGGATTGACTCAGACCATTAACGGTGGACTAGGGTGACCTTACCTACAATTAATGCAGTAATTAACTTTTCTACCGGCCCTAGTTTTGCTGAGGCTGCGATAATTGGATCAGCCATATACGGCACAAACGTATTTGCAGATTCAGCGGCCGTAATTGTTGATGTATCAAACCAAGTAAATCTAGTACAAACTAGACGAGGCCGTAATCCACTATCCGATGAGTTTCAGACTGGTAATTTAACTTTACGCATAGTAGATCAAAATGGCGATTTTAACCCAGAGAATCCATCTAGCCCATACTTTGAGTTGCTGACACCAATGAAGAAGGTGCAGATCAGTGCAACTTACTCAGGAGTAACATACCCAATCTTTTCAGGCTTTATTACTTCTTATGTAAACACTCAACCTAAAGATGCAACAGAGGTTGCTTATACAACTATTACAGCTGTAGATGCCCAGAGATTAGCTCAAAACGCACAGATTTCTACCGTCACTGGTGCCACTGCTGGAGATTTATCAGGCACAAGAATTAACCAGATACTAAATACAATCGGTTGGCCTGCATCAATGCGTGATGTTGATACAGGTTTGACAACTTTGCAGGCAGATCCTGGTACCAATCGAACTTCTTTGGCCGCATTACAAACTGTTGCCAATAGCGAATATGGGGCTGTTTACGTTGATGCTTCAGGTTCATTTGTATTCCAAGACCGTACAGTGACTGTCTCATCTATTGGTGCTACACCCACACTGTTTGCCGATGATGGCTCAGGTATTTATTATGCCAATGCTGTATGGAAATTAGATGATACTTTAATCTTTAATAAATCAACAGTAACTAGATCAGGTGGTACTGCTCAGGTAGCCACTAATCAGCCTTCAATAGATAAATACTTTTTACACTCGTACTTCTTAGATGGCTTATTAATGCAGACGGATGATGTAGCTTTAGATTATGCTCGCGCTTATACCGCTTCCAGAGCCGAGACTTCTATTCGCTGCGATGCCGTAGAGCTTGATCTATACACAGCCAATTACAATGCCGGCATTATTGCAGCTTTAGACCTAGATTTCTTTGATCCAATCACAGTAATCACTACTCAGCCTGGTGGATCTACGCTTAATAAGACCCTACAGATTTTCGGAGTAGCTTTTAACATTACCCCGAATAGTTGGAAAACTACCTTTACAACACTAGAACCTGTCATAGATGGGTTTATAATAGGCAACGTAGATTACGGTGTCTTAGGACAGAACGTACTATCTTATTAAGGAGATATAATGGCCACAGGATTACCAGCCGTAACAGGCGATGTTTTAACAGCTGCAACCTTTAATGGTTTAATAACCTTTACTGTAGGTGCTGCAAACACAAGCGACTACACAGCTGTATTAGCAGATCAATATCAAGTATTAGAAATCATGAATAAAGCAACTGCTATTGCATTTAATATCCCTACAGATGCATCAGTGGCATTCCCAATAGGCACTGCATTAACAGTCTTGAATATTGGCGCAGGTGTTTGCACAATTAGTGCAGTAACACCAGGTACTACTACAGTGTTAAGTGCTGGAGCTACCGCTGCATCTCCAACAGTTGCACAATACAAAACTGCAGTATGCATTAAAACAGCCGCTAATACTTGGTATGTAGTTGGTGGTATTGCTTAATGATAGGTAACATTGTTGCTGGCACTTACGCAGGTGGCCCTAATCCGATCATAATAGATTATTTAGTTGTAGCAGGTGGTGCTGGTAGTTGTACTACTGGCGGTGGTGGCGGTGCAGGTGGATTGAGATGTACTGTTACTGCAACTGGTGGTGGCGGTAGTTTAGAATCTGCTTTGTCTTTATCAAAAGGCACTAATTATACGGTTACAGTAGGTGCTGGTGGTTCTGGTGCCGCAGGTTTTCCGAGTTCAGGTGCTAATGGTTCTAACTCTGTATTTTCTACTATTACTTCAACTGGTGGCGGCGGTACAGATGTAGATGCTGACGGTAGGTCAGGTGGATCAGGCGGCGGTGGTGCGTGGCCTAGTGTTGGCGGTAGCGGTACAACTAATCAAGGTTATGCAGGTGGTAATGGGCGTGCAGGTAGCGGTGGTTCGGGCAGCGGAAATCCTTATGTTGGTGGCGGTGGTGGCGGTGCATCCGCAGTAGGTACAAATGGTTCTAGCACTGCAGGCGGTTCAGGAGGTAATGGTGTTGCAACTTCCATTACTGGTTCATCAGTAACTTATGCGGGCGGTGGCGGTGCAGGCGCAGATAATTTTAGAAGAGCAGGTAGTAATGGATCAGGTGGTACTGGTGGCGGTGGAGCTGGCGGAAATAATGGAAGTGGTACAACCAACACACCAGCGGCTAATGGCGTAAGTGGAACTGCTAATACTGGTGGTGGTGGTGGTGGTGCTAATGGTAATGCTACAGCTAGCGGTGGTAATGGTGGTTCAGGAATTGTAATTTTAAGATACGCAGATACATTAACAATTAACATCGGTGGCGGATTAACTGGTAGTGAGAGTGCAGCTAGTGGTGGATATAAAAGAGCCACTATTACAGCTGGTACTGGAAATGTGAGTTGGTCATAATGGCACATTACGCATTTATTACAGATGGAATTGTTACCGAGGTTATAGTCGGTATTGATGAAACTGAACTAATAGAAGGATTAGATCCTGAAACTTGGTATGGCAATTTTAGAGGTCAAACTTGTAAACGTACTTCATATAACAGCAAAATACGTTATAACTATGCAGGAGTTGGCTATACATACGATGCAGTTAACGATGCATTTATACCGGCCCAGCCTATTTGTGGTCATCCTGAATTGACACTTAATACAACTATTTATCGGTGGGAATGTGAGAACGCAGAGCATGAGCCACCAACTGAATAAGCCTTGGTTATGTGCTGCTGGAGAAGAACTTAGAGATGCCGTTACTACCTGGTATCCAGATAGGCGCACTACCAGTGATGGGTGGATTGGTGATGCTCGTCACAGTGCCAGAAAATCGGATCATAATCCAGACAGCACCGGATGCGTGCGAGCCATTGATATTGATTCTAGGCTGGATTCATCCGAAGGGCTCTCGGTTTATTTGGCTGACCAGATCAGAATCTGTGCAAAAACCGATAAGCGCATATCTTACGTAATACATAACGGCATGATTGCTAGCAAGATTCTTAATTTCAAGTGGCGTAAATATTCTGGATTTAACAAACACACAAAACACATTCACGTTAGCTTTACAAAGGCTGGCGACAAAGATGGCAGAGCGTTCGATATACCACTACTAGGGGGGAAAATATGAAACTTAGCAAGAAACACAAGGCAGCAATTAAGTCTTATTTAAGAGCTGTAGCAGCATCAGGCATAACTGTTGCTTTGGCTATTGTTGGCGACATCAAGCCAGAGTATGCAATTCTTCTAGGTGCTTTAGTTGCACCCCTAATTAAAGCTATTGATCCTACTTCTGGTAAAGAAGTTGATTATGGCATTGATGCCAAATGACACCGGCAGAATGGGCTGGCTTTGGGGCTGGCGTTTGCGCCGTATTAACAAGTTTATTAGTGGGTCTGCGCTTTCTTATTAAAGGCTGGTTGAACGAGTTACGACCTAACGGTGGATCTAGCATGAAAGATCAGTTAACTAGATTAGAGCAGCGTGTTGATGATCTGTTTTCTATTATGAGTAAGAGACAATAAACACATGGCTAATACACGTAAGCGAAAGAAAATCAATAGGCGCGTGGTGCGTAAATCATCCGATCCTTTATCTAAGTTAGACATGTTTTATATAGCCAAGCATGAGATGTACAAAGCAGCACGCAAAGCTGGATTTAGTGAGCCTTTAGCATTGGCTCTAATGGATAGTCCATCGTCTATGCCTGACTGGGTAGTAGGCGAAGACGGCATTATCCCATCTATTCCTACTCCAGAAGAGGATGACGATTAAGCGCATAGCGTTTGTCAGTGATCTTCAAGTACCATTTTACAACGATGCAATAGTTAAATCAGTTGGACGTTTTCTGGCTAAATGGAAACCCCATCGCACTATTTGTATTGGTGATGAAATTGATTTACCACAATTAGGCGGTTTTAACGCTAACACTATTGATGAAATGGTGGGCAACATTCACGAAGATCGACAGCTCACCCAAGAAGTATTAAGTTATTTAGGCGTTACAGATGTGGTCGGCAGTAACCACGGCATTAGACTTTACAAATCCATTAAAAGACGATTACCAAGTTTTCTCAATTTACCGGAAATGCAATACGAGCGATTTATGGGCTACGACAAGTTAGGCATTAAGTTTGCGCCACAGGGCATTGATTGGGCACCAGGCTGGATAGCAGTCCATGGCGACACATTCCCTATATCTCAAATACCTGGTCAAACGGCCTTAAATGGGGCTAGAAGGCATGGAAAGAGCGTAGTGTGTGGGCATACCCATAGATTAGGCCAAACGGCCTTTACAGAGGCATCTAGAGGCCAATTTGGGCGTACTGTATGGGGTGTCGAAGTCGGTTGTATGGTATCGTTAAGTTCAAGCGGTATGGCTTATACAAGGGGCTATGCCAACTGGCAGACAGGATTCGCAGTTGCCTATGTGCACGAGCGTAAAGTCCAAGTGGTTACTATTCCTGTCAATTCCGATGGCAGTTTCATATTTGAGGGCAAACTTTACAGATAATTCGTTATACAAACGTTATATAAATTACGCCCTAAATAATCCACAAAGTCGTACACAGGTGCAACACTATGCCTGTACCGCAAAGTTTGCGGACAGTTAGGGCTATATGGATCTAAAAGAAGCTGGCCTGTTATGGGTTGCAATTATGGTTGCAATTATATGGGCTTATGGCATGTATGAAAATGCAAAGCAAACACATTACTGGCGCGGCCGTAAAGATGGTTGGGATATGCACCGCCGAATGATTGATAACAAAAATAATGCCGACAACAACTGAGAAATTATTAGCTGATGTTGTCAGTACAATCCATGAGCGCGGAGCGGTCTACGGTCATCCTTACTACAACCATAAGCGGATCAGTGAACTCTGGTCGGCATATCTCAACCATCCGGTTACGGCTAGTCAAGTCGCGTTATGTATGGCACTCGTCAAGGTTTCTAGGCTTAGTGAATCACCGAATCACGAGGACAGTATTAAGGACGGACTTGCTTACCTTTCGATATACAAATCAGTCTTGGATGCAGAAATGGACACCGCGTTCACCTGGGGGGCTGACTAATGTTTAATTTAGCTGATTACGAAACAGTCGAAAGCCGACTAGAAAAATGGTGGAAGGATTATCCAGATGGAAGAGTGGAAACAAAGATTGAACAGGCCACAGACGTTAGATACATTGTTAGTGCTCAACTATATAAAACGGAAGCCGATGCAAAGCCGTGTGCGACTGGGCTTGCTAGTGAGAGCATTTCTGATCGCGGTGTTAATTCAACGTCTGCATTGGAAAACTGCGAGACTTCAGCGATCGGCAGAGCGCTTGCAAACGCGGGTTATGCAGCTAAGGGCAAACGTGCATCCAGAGAAGAGATGAGCAAAGTTGAACAATTTAAACCTAAATATGGCA